CTGAAAGATGCACTCATCTATTTACGAATTCTGGTCACCCCCTCGAGAGAGGGGACCAGGTATTCTGCGATGATCTGTCTCTACGATAAATACAGAGAATTGTAGTACTCTGTAGATATCATGCTTCTATATTTTGAATGAAGCTAGGCACCCCCTCATCTTTAAATAAAGACTACTTCATGCCTCGTAATTCGGCGATCCGGCTCCGAAGTCGGATCCATAACTGGTATAAGCCAGTTACCGAAACAATCTTCGTTTCCTTATCCCTCTTTAACGCTTGCGTGGAGGTTGGACTGATTAAGTCCACCTTGCCAACTGCCCGGACTACCTGTGAAAAGATAGCCGAGCATTGGACCACGTTGAATTTTACATCCAACTTCTGCAAGTGCTTCATTGATTCCTCAGCCTTGTCCAGGCTTGTTTGCGTCGACACTACAGACTCATTAGCTGTAGCATCCACCGCCATCTGGGCGGGATCGAACGGGTGCTCCTTAAAGAAGATGTCTTCCTGAAGGTCTTCAATTCGCTCCCGAGCCGGACGAATAACTTCTTCCTGCAGGCCAGTGGCCCACGGTGTGAATTTATTCAACCGATTTTCATCGAAATGAAAATCGACAGGCGACTTCGACATGAGCCAATCAACCCATGTCTTGGCTGCAAAACGACCTCCCGTTAGGGGATGAGTCAAGAGCACGAGCAGGATTTTCATCCTGTTCGCCATCTGCCCCCAAGGGGCATCAGTACGGCTCGCTCCCTTGAAACCAACGCCCAGTGCACGCACAAAGTTTGCGAGCGTCCCAGCTGGGTACCAGGACGACAACGCGTGAGCTACACCGACGGAGTGCTGGGCAGCTGCCCAGAACTTAATCGGTAGCCCGCTACAATCTTCTCCTCGAAAGAAGAATTTCTTAGCGAACTCAAGGGTCCTTCCCTTGGCGACAAGGCTTTTGGCCATGCCAATACCCACGCCTAGTTCCGCGCACAGTGCGACATACGCCTGAGCTACCCGATCCTCAGCTATAGTGACGTCGTCACCGAGGACCGTATACAGGTCGAACCAAGCTGTATATCCTACTCTGTAGGCAGCAAATTGTACCATAGCATGATGAACTAATGCTAACATCCCCCATGATGAATAAGCTCCCATAGGTTGACCTACAGCGTACGTCAAGTATGGTGAAGGCAACCGGTGGTATTTCTGTCTGAGTTTCCCCAGCCAGAAAGGTCGGTTACACAACAGAGCCCTCCAACATGAGGCAAATTGGCGTCCAAAGATCTGCGCAAGCAGAAGACCCTGGATTAACACGGGGATCCTGTCAGTTGCGGCACTCAAATCATAACTATGAATAGTTTGATTGGCCCCTACTTTCTTCAGCAACCTTTTAACGGGTTGAAGTTGATCGAAGGTTCCATCCTGAGGGATTTCTTTTAAGATTTCAAACAGGAAATTGTGCAATGGCTTCAAAGATATTTGTGTCCAGTAGTCAACGATCGCAAACACGCGAACTTTACCGGCAGGCTCCACCTTCTCAGATAATCTTCCCCTAGTGCTACTACCGTCTGTAGGAGCGAGCTGGTTAGCCCGGACCCGAGATTTCATCTCACTAGTTTCCGACATCTTAGTCCACAGAGACTGTGTCGTTCCCGTTCCCCCTTTTACAAGGGAAAGGTAACGGAACAGACTCCAACCCCACTCTCCGGAAACCCAGCGGTCCGCCGAGTTCCATCGAGTGGCAAAGGATGTTTCTGCGGCTCCCTTCGCGGCTTTGTCAGCCGACGCTTTCACAATGGCCACTAAAGCTGGCCGCTCAAGTACATCTGTCTTGATGTCCAAAAGCTTCAAGCCTGTATGCATCTGAAGTCCGGGTATGAATCTCTTCCGGGTAAAACTAATCCACTCCTTGAGGAGTTTAGTTGATAAGACTAAACCCTTCGCGGTGATGGTGTTGTAATTCGGCCGAGAGTCCATAAGAAGGACAATCCTATACACGCCCAATAACGTCAACCACAATCTTAGCGTCGTAACATCTCCTCTCCGAATATAACTCCTAGCATAAGCCGGGATTATACGAGGAAGACTATTACCACCAGAAGACACCGCGACCTTTGAGATTTCTCTCGAAGCCGGCCTTAATTGTGACCCTGGCACACCCTGCATTAGCATGGTGTGACAAGTTTTCAGATAGAGGACTAGCCCTCGTTTACCTTGCTTACGTACCATATTTGATACCCATTTTGCGAAATATACAATTTGCAAAACCTTACT